CACGGCGACCTGTACGGATGTTGGTTCCTGATTCTCCACCGAACTCTGCTGGGATTGCACCTTCAAGACGCTCTTGACGCTCTAAACGGTCTAGTGCTGTGTCTGTTTTATACCCAGGATTGGACTGCTGTATCTGGATATCTCCACCTTTAACAACACCTAACTGCCCTGTTTTACCGTCAGCGATTTGAATAATCTCTGGGTTCTCGCCTGGTCGTGCAATGAGGTATTCATCTGGGAAGATGCCACGCTCAATAGCGATTTCAGTGAGGGCTTGTAGACGGGCACGGGTGTAGTACATACCAAGTAGACCATCAAACTGTCCGTGTGGTTTGTCAAGAGTGATGCGTTGAGGAACAATAACGAGTGGCATCCCTGTGCGGTTACTGACACGGGATAGTTCTACTGATGGGGAACCAAAGTATGCACTACCACTGATAGGGTCACGCTCTTTTTCGTAGCCCATAACAAGGGTAACTACTTCGGTTTCACATACATATTCCAATACGGTGAACATGTCATCTGGTTGTGGTTGCCCTACACGCAGTGTGCCGTTAATCATTGGACCGAAGTTTTGGGTTAGCCATGCGTATGTACGGCTGTAAGAGAAAATAACATTGTCTGGAACAGGGTTGTCAATGTCTGAAACTGGTGCAGGGAAGGTATCAAGTGGGTTGCGTAACTGCCACTCTGGGATTCGCTTATCAAAGTTAGGTTTGATGTAGATAGGTGAGTTGCTGTATGCAAGAAGGTGGCGGGCACGGCGACGCATCTTCATATTCATGCGGTTCTGGTCCCAGATGGAAAGCATTGCACGCTTACGGTCACGAGCCATCTGCATTGAACGGTCTGAACCTTCACGCAATGCAGGGAAATAAGGCACTGGCATGGTGCTTGATACACGCATACTCATCTGGTCAAGACCCTGTACCAGTAGGTTTGCAACGGAAGATTTAGTGTTGCGGTCTAATTCGTTGAGTGGAACAACCACATCACCATTAGCAAGTTGGCGCACTTGGCGCATTTGTGAAAGGATAGGACCTTGGGCGGTAACACGCTGGCGGTAGAGGTCAACTATTTCTTCAACTGATTTCATGCGTGACCTTTAGTGTGACTCAAACAATGCAACGATAACATATTAGCCTTACTTAAGCCAGGATGGTCGCCATTGGCGGGGTGGTGGTTTGGATTCGGTTAGGTTCGGCAAGTTAAGTAGAGCCATCCACAAAGCCATCACAATGTCGGTGCCATGTTTCTTATCTCTAGACCATTTAGTTAACTCGTCTGAAGCGGCAAGAGTCTTCCAGTTGCCCTTCATAGAAGGTAGGCGTAAGGCTCCCGACCTGATAACTGGCGGCAGTAGCGATTCCACACCTAGTGATTCATCTAGTTTGTTTCGGCTTGTGGTGTGAGGAACCACATTGACACGGTGTAGGGCTTGCCATTTGCGTACAAAGTCGTGGGCTAGAAGGAAGCGTTGGGCTGCGTTGATTTCTACAATCCAATGCGATATTGGGTAGCCCATTTGGTATGAGCGTTCCTGCATCCTGTCCATCAGCCCTGAGTATTCGCCAGTCATGGTGTCATAACCAAGGACTTCTTCAGCAGATAGTTTGACTCGTTCAATATCTACAACATGGTAAAGGTTCGTATTTGGCTGGTAGATAATCCACACAAACGCCCAAAACATGGTAGGTGAGGGGTCTACAGCAACGATAGATACCCACGGGTGGGCTAAACCTTCAGGTATGTACCCTGGTTGGCGGTCACCATCTATACAGCCTGGGTAGTCCACCCCATCTAGCCCTATGCCACCTGTTATCCAGGTGCGTTGTACCAGTTTGGAGTCCAGGTCTAGGTCTTCTTGTTGGTATACAACTTTGAATACATCTGGTTTGTTGTATCTAATAAAAGATAGGTCTTTCCAGGGTAGACGCTTGGGTTCTAGTAGCGGTCCGTTAGGATACGGCTCAGATTTGAAAGAACGAGATTCTTTACCCGTATCAAGTTCCTCATAATAGGCTTTGTAGATGATGTGGCGGTATTTTTTTTGCCGTACTGGTACACCTTCAGATACATCTTCAGGGGTAATGACATCTGACCCATCGTAATTGATATCTTCTTCAATATCGTAGGTCTCTTTGGAGAGACAATGAGCGTAAAGGTCCCCCGAACCGAGTCTCTGCCCGACAACAGCCAGCAACCCGCCTGGGTCGCAACGGGCTTCTGCCACTCCGTCCCATCTTTCCAGAAGTTTGTCCCTAGCCACGCTTTCTCGTGCATTGTCAGGTGAGGCAACATCGTCAAAGAGACATAAATCGGCTCGGTGCCCAATGAACTCGGCTTCAATTCCGTAGGCACGGACAGTTGGCTCTTTGTTGTCCAAGCCGTTTCCGTCAAGTTGCTCCACGACAAATTCTTCTGCCCGCCATAGGGCACCTTTATCGGTTGGTTTGAATCTTCCATAATCAATTGTTAAACACCCTCCAGCATTTATTGCTAATCCTTTTTGTACCATACCTGGGTCTGGTTCAATTGGTTGTACTCGTTCTAGGGTTTCACGGATACGGCGTGAATACATCTTTGCCATGTTCTGAGATACAGAACCAATCATGACACGCACCCGTCGGTTACGAATAATTGCCCACACCGCAACATCGTGGAACAGGGTTGACTTACCTGCACCTGGGGGGACATTCACTACTACAAATTCTTTTTCTTCGGACTCCAACAGTTTTACAAGAGTCACAGCGGCTTCAACCTGCCAAGGGGAAGGTACCCGTCCTAGGTAATACTCACGGAAGAAAGCAAAGTCTTCTTTACCTCGGCGGGCTTCATCACATAGTTTGTCGTCAGGGACAGCAGATGGTAAATCAATAGCATCCATGAAAGCGTTGTAATCATCACGCTGGCTACCACCCTCGTTGCGTTGAACCTTAGATGCTTTAGCGGTTGCTTCTTTACGGACTGCTTCTGCGGCTCTGGCTTTTGCTAACCATTTGGAACCTGTGTTGACATGGATGCCAGCAGTACGGGACGCTTGTGTGATTGTTTGCCCTGCTGTAATTGCTGCAAAAAATTTTGCTTGGTCAGCGGGGGAAACTGTTCGTTTAGTTCCCATCGGGTTTTATTCTACCACTTAACTTTGTTAGCCCAATACGCAGCAGACATTTTTCCTTTAGCAATGTTAGAAGCATGACGGTCTTTGAACGCTTTATTACGAGCAGACCCGTCAGGGGAACCAGACACACCCTGTTGACCGAAGCGGATTAGTTTCACTTCGCTACCGACTTTGGCTACAACAACATGAGATTTAGTTGGATGCTTAGGAGTTGCCTTTGGTTGGTTAAACCCAGACACCCCAGCCCGTTCCAGTCGTGGGTCCTTCTTTGCTGCCATTACTTTTTCTTTTTAGGAGCCATCACCATTTTTTTGCCAGACTTCTTAGCCGCTACTTTAGCGTCTTTCATTCCAGCGTCTGTGTATGGGAACTTCTTTTTTCCTACCTGTGGCATGTTACTTTCCTTTTTTCGTTCGGGATGCAGCCATGTTATCAACAAGATTTGGGTACGGACGACCCGCCTTCTTAGCCCGTGCTTTCGCTGCTGTCTTTTGAGAGGAGGTGAGAGGAGTAGATTTCTTTTTAGGGTTTTCTTTTTCCCAAACAGGTTTTTGTTTCATGTTGGAAACATTAACACCACCTGCTATGCTTCGTTCCACATAGTTACTTCACCTTTGAACCGTGAGGTAATTATTGGGTTTACCCCCCTGTGTCATATTGCTTTTGTTGCAGGGGGGGAAATACCAATCATGGCTGTATACCGTTTGCATGGTACGGGGCATTTCACACCAGGTAACTGGGGTAGATGTTTCCTGCAATCAGACAAGACCGTTATGTAACTCTTGTTTTGTTGTGTAAGAGAAACAAGCAGCGTGAACAACGACATATGTTCAACCTTTCAGGTGTCGGCTAAAAGAATTTGGCTACGGCGACCTTGGTATCAGTTTGATACCTAAACCGTGGGGGAGGCTAAACCCAGACTGCTAGTAATCCTGTTCCGCTAAAGCGGCTAACGCCCTTGGCTACGCCAGCGGTTGTTTGCAAAGAAGCAGTCACAAAGTCTAGGTCCAACTTCCAAGTCGGTGGATTTCTTTTTTTCTTTCCCTGCCAACTTAAGCAGGTGGTCTTCCAACCGTTTAACACCACCCAGAGTAGTCACCCCCCACACACAGTGACCACAAAAACCCCAACACACCAAAAGAGTGAAACCGTACCTCGCACATAATACATATATACACCAGTACCAGCCTCGGCAGACCCCCAGTTCCTAACACAACCCGCACCCACCTTCGGCTAAACCACACCACAACACCAGCCAAGCCACCCCCAAACACAACAACCAACACCCCACCCCCCATATAGGTGTCAATTCCACAAACTAGGTGCCATTCCGCTGACCCTGCCTAGTGGGAATGGTTCTCATTATGTGTTCGTGGTTGTTGTTGTTGGGATGCTTCGCATACTGCTTATGAATTGAATGGATGCTATGCAAACATCTATTAACCCCAGCCCCTTCGTTCGCTTCGCTTTCTCGGTTCTGGTGGCACGGAGTGGTACACTTTTGTCCCGAGTGCTTGCTTTTGCTAGCGCCTTGCTTGCGCAAGTTGCTCTCCCTAGTTTTTATAGTTGCATTTGCAATTAGTGGGCTGGTGCTTGCTATTGTTAGCAGTTGTGGGGGATATTGTTTCCCCTAATTTTTATAGTTGTAGTGTGCAAATTGTTTGGATTGTTAGTTGCTGTGTACAACTAGTATTTATAGTTAGGCTGACCTTACAAGTCTTAAGACATTGGGACTATCTCATTATGTGGGAATACCACCATAAGCGTTGTACGGTACCTTACCCGTGAGTAACCCCCCTTTGGCTATGGTAGGTCATGAAAATATCGTCATGACAGTATTATTTAGATGTGACCGATGTCACACCCATATTCAACAAATAC